GAGCAAGGTGTCATAGATCGGCGTGTTCTGGTACTGCAGGTAGCGGTTCTTCCACTCGTCTGCGCTGCCTTTGCGTTCGACCTTGTAGCCCTGCGCTTCGAGCTCACGCCGCAGCACCTCGAGGGCAGGGTCATCGTAGGCAGCATCGAGGGCGCCGCGTTCGGCCTCGAGCTGTGCGATGCGCTTGCGGCTGGCCAAGATCTCTTCTTCGAAGTCGGCCCGCTGGTCATTGCGGTAGGCCTGCTTGTTGCGGGCCTCGATGTAGATGTCTCTTGCATACGCATCGGCCTGCTTGATGTCGCCGGTCGCGCGAGCAACCTCGAGCGCAGCCTGCAGCGCATCTTCTTGCGTCGCGAACCCACTGGCGCGCAGCTTTTCGGCCGCCGCTTTGTCGCCAGCGCGCTCGAGCTCGTCTGCGGTCATGGCGCGACGTTCGACGATGGCGAGGCCGCCATAGCCGCCGCGCACACCGGACGGGCCCGCGAAGGCGAACTGCTCAAGCGCTCGGCTCGCTGCAGCTTGCGCAGCCGTGTCCGCGCCTGCGCCGGTCGGAACCTTGCCCTTGGCGGTTCCCGCTGCGCGCTGCAGGTTGGCAAGCACGCCGCCAAGCTCTTGGCCCGTGCTGGCGAACTTCTGCGCTTGAGAAGTGGCGAACGAGGCGATCGCCGCCGCTTTCTCTGGCGTCATCTCCGGAGTGATGAGCGCCGTGGCCCGTCGCAAGATGCCGGGCGCATCGCCCTTTACGCTTGCGCCGGCCATGATGGCGGCCCGCTCATCCTTGCTGAGCGAGGTAGCCTCAACGCGCGCCGCGCGACTGCCCGCTGCGATGCTTGCCCGCTGCGCAGCTGCATCGCCGACCTGTTGCAGCACGGCCTGAACCGCAGCCAGGTCGACGGGCGGCACCGCGAAGACTTGCTGCAGGCTGGTCAGGTTGGCGCGCTCGTTTTGCACCAAACTATCGAGGTAGGTCAGTCGCTGTTGCTCGTTCTCGACTTCGGCCTCGAACCGCTTGAGGCGGTTGACCGCAGCGAGCTCCCGCGCATAGCGCTCGTAGTAGTCTTCGCGTTTAGGCATGCCTACCTCCGAGTGGGCGCGGGGATGAGGCCGCCGCCGGTGACGCCGCCGGATGCTTGCAGACGACGAATCGCCTCATCGGCTGCGAACTGTTGCGCACGAAGCTGCGCCGCCGCTTGAGCACGCTGCTCTTGAATCTGCACAGCCTGTAGGCCGACGTCGGCCGCGCCTGCAAGCCCTCCGGTGACGGCTTGCATGATGCCTTGAGCTCGTTGGGCCTCGGCCAAGCGTTGCTGATTGCGCATCGCTTCGATGCGTGCCGCCTCGGCTGCAGCCGCTTCACGCTCGGCCTGGGCGAGCACTTGCCCTTGCTGCACACGCATGCCCGTCTGTGCGCCTGCCCGCGCTTGCTCCTGTAGAAACAGCTCTCGACCACTCACGCCACCGCCGCGGGCGGCCGCTTGCTGCAGGCCTTGCGCTTGCAGCTCTCGTGTTGCGCCGGCTTGCTCTTGCAGAAACCTCGCCTCAAGGGCGCCGCGCTGCTCTTCGCTTAGGCCGAGCTCGCCTCGCCGTTGCCGCGCCTCGAGGTCTGCCAGTTCACGCTTCTCTGCCTCGGAGAGCATCATCTTCTTGGCTGCGCGCGCAGTGCCGATGCCTTGGGCGATGCCCGCTGCAGCTTTTGCCGCGCCTGCACCGATAAGCAGCGCTGTCCCGATCGCCATGGTTCACCTCAGAGGTAGAATCCCTCGACTGCGACGCCCCAGTTCACGACGCCGACCCGGTCGACCTGCGAGTGCGTTGCCAAGCCGAAGGTAACAACGCCAGCCGTGGTCTCGTGTGCGATGCAGCCCTGCTTCGCATCGTACCCGCCGCTTTGCGTATAGGTTCTCAATGCGCCGGCCGGAAAGCTTGTGCTCAACGTGTCCTCAGCGTTGCGCGTTTCTTGTGCTCTGTCGCGATAGCCCGTGAAGGCTGTCGGCAGCGTACCGATCCACGGAGCAAGCCAGACCAGACGTTCAGCTTGGGCCACTTGGTAGCCAGCCGTCGAATCGTCGGGTCCGGCCTCCCACTCCCACCAATAGTGGAACAGGAACTTCGCAGCGCGACGCACATCAAGCTGAAAGGCCGCGTTGGGTAGCGCAACGAACGTGTTGGCGGCTGTTCGGCCTTGCCCAGTCAAAAACTTTGTCGCGAAGCACAACCGAATGTCCACACCACCAGCCGATTGCCCTCCTTGGTAGCCGCTCAGGCCGTGCTGCAGGCCTTGGTAAGGCAGCAACTCCGGGGGCTGCAGGTGCCTCGTCTGAATCCACTTGCTTGCCTCGAGGTCGCCGGCAACGACCCCGTTGTGCAGGTAGACGCGCAATGCCTCGAAGTTGCCCTCGAGCGCAGCGCTCGTGAGCGTAGTGTTGGCGACGAAGACGTTCGGAGCGACGAAGGCCATCACTTCACCCGCATGAGCATTGCGTTGAGGCCGCCCGCGTTGTGGTCCAGCGAGCACGCCCCCTTCGCGTTCAGCGCATCGTCGCGAACCAGCCAATCTTGACCGGCGTTGTTCCAGCTGTGCAGCAAGCCGGTGAAGACGACGCGAAGGCCATACACGACAATCGAGGCGACCGGACTGCCTTGCCTGTGCCAGTCGCCGCTAATGCCCTGCCATCCGACCTTCGCTTCAAGCCTTGCCGGCATATCGCCGTTGTCCGGCTGAACGGCGGTCTCGTTGAAGGCCGCAACCGATGTTGTGGCGCCACACGTTGACAGCGGGTTGCCGAGCTTCGTCGCGCTTGGGTCTGCGCTGTTGAAGTCGCCCTGACCAGGCACGTTCACGAAGTTTGCAAGCGCTACGCTCGTGACGTCCCATTGCAGCCAGAAGGCCCAACAAGTGACGTTGGTCGCGACGTTGACGACAGCGCCAGCGCCGATGTCCCAGTCGCTGATGGTGCCCTGCCAAGGCCGCGCACCCGTGTAGACCGGACGCACACTGAGGTCCCAGTAGACGCGCAGCACACTGTCGGCATCGAGCGTCCAGCCTGTGCCGAGAGCGAGGGGGGTCGCGACGCCTGCAGCGTTGCGCACAAGGAACGGAGGCTGCGCGCCTGCTACAGCTGTGTCGCTGTTGAACGCTCCGTGCTTCCAGTCGGGCCGGCCGATCGTGCCGGTCGCCATCTGCGGCGCCATGAAGCGCGCTGGCGTGAAGTGTGGCAGGTCAATCGCTGCATCCCGCGTGTTGAACGCATTGAGTGCGCCAGCCTGCGAATAGTCGTTGAATCGGTTGTTGAGGTTGGCTGCGGTGACGCTGTCGCCGTCTTGAACCGGAGCTCGTGTGATGCGGCTCATCGCCACCTCCCGATCGCCAGATAGCGGCCTGCGTAGATGTGGGCCTGCATCAGATGACCGCCGGCCAACGTCACAAGCGCAGCATCTTCGCTCGCCTCGGTGAGCTTGAACTGCAGGTTCACTGTCAGGTCGCCAGCTGGTAGCTGCAGCGAGCCGAAGACTCGGCATCGACCATGCGCGGCCTTGCCGCGCCGTTCAGCGAGGGTGATGCCGTTGACCAGGATGCGCAGTCGAACGTAGGCTGGTGAACCAGGCCGACCGTCATTGACGCCATCCGCAAAGATGTTGTTGGCGTAGGTGTTGCATCCGTATTCCATGTACAGACTTCCACCCTTGAAGCCTGCAAGGGGAACAGCCGGGCCGATGTTGGTCCAGTCGCCAAGGTGCACCTGAATCGTGCTGCTGATCCACGAGTTGTTGGGAACGCTCGTGTCTTGGTCTGCGACCTGCTCACCCCCTCGAGACAGCGGGTACAGCGGGTCTTGGTACACCCTGTGCAGCGCGTAGTCCTCGAGGCGACTTGCGTTGCACCAGTCGGGCGGCATCTGCGACCGGTCAAGGGTGGTGATGCTGCTCTGACTGACAGCGAGCTCGTCGTTGATCGTGTCCGGTGCGATGACGCTGCGCGCGACCGCTTGCCGGGTTGTCCAGTGCTTCATGCGCGCACTCCCATCACGACTTGCGTGCCCTTGCTCGTGAAGCCGTACTCCCAGCCCACAAGGATGAGATCTTCCTGTGTCTCGAGCTCAAAGCAGAACCAGCTGCAGCCTTGATGCGCGACCGAGAAGCGCAGCGGAACCAAGCGCTCGTCTCGATATGTCGCCTGGCTCAACACGGACTTGTCGAGCGTTGCAAGCGAGGCAGCGTCTGGCGGTTGTGCGAAGTAGGTCCGCTCTTCGACGGCCTGCAGGCTGAAGTCCTTGTAGTGCCGCATCGTGATCTTCTGGTTGCCCGTGGTGAGCATCCAGATCGTGACGTAGGCGACCTGCTTCTGTGTTTGAGGGTCGCCGAACGCGGACCAAGCCGACCGGTAGATGCTCGTAGGCGTCGGCCCATCCTTGAGCACATCGTCAACAAGAACGCGACCGAGCGCACGCTTGCCGGACATCACGAAAAGCCCGCGCTCGCTCTCTGGCGCCGTGCCTTGGTTGCCCGTGTGATGCCCGAAGACGATCGCGCCGCCGAAGAAGGTGCTCACAGCCCCGACTGGGAAGCCCTTGCGGGTCGACCAAGGCGAAGCATCGGGCGCGGCCTGCAACCGGTCCACGTGCAGGATGAACCCGGTGTCGGGCCGGTCGTTGCCGAGCGTCGGCACGAACAGCGCGTACTCTTGTTCCTGTGCAGACCAGGTCGCGACAGCCTTCGGGAAGGCATCATTCGTGATGCGGTTGATGAACTGGTCCTGCAACGTCGTGAGCTTGACCAGGTCGTTCGTTGCGCCGCCCTGCAGGCCTCCGGTGATGGCATAGACGCCATCGAGCGCCAGAAACACAACGCCAAGGCCGGGGACCGTCGCCAGCGAATGCGGGGCGCGGCAAGTGACAGACGAACTGAGCGTAGTGACAGTGAATCCGGCCTGCGCATCGCCTTGTACAACGTCGATGCCGTTCTCTCGGAACACAAGCAGCGCCGTGTAGTGCGCATAGAGCGCGGTGATGGCGCCGCCTTGCGCGGCAAGCTCGATGTAGGCATCGGCCGCGAACTGTTCAATCAGTCCTTGAGCGCTGTAGTACAGCGTGCGGCTGTCCTCAAGGCCGCCATCGAGCCAGAGAACGCCATTCCACACAGCCGAGAACCGTGCTCGAGGAGCAGGCAGCGGTCCGGTCGCGATGTCTGGCGCGGGCTGGCCAAGCAGCGCGGTCGGTGCTGCGTCGAAGTAGAGTGTGTCGACGTTGTTCCTGATGACTTC